CATAAAGACCATGGCATGTATAATACATCAAATAATGTCACAATCTCTGGGGTGACATCTGGATTATCGACAACCTTAAGTGCTGCGATAACATCAACTGCAACAAGTTTGACATTGACAAGTGGGACAAACTTTAATAATACCACTGGTAAATTTGCTGCAACAACAGATTCCACACCTCGTTATTACATTAAGATTGATGATGAGATTATGTATTATGAAGCAATATCTACAACTTCTGTGTCTAGTTTGGTTAGGGCACAAGAGGGAACAACGGCCGCTGCACACGCTGCCGGAGCAACAGTGGAGTTCTTTCAGTTACATAAAGTTCCATTGTCACAAGTGAATAAAACGCACACATCAATCGGTAACATAGATTTAGACTCATATACCATAACTCTTACAAGCAGTCCAGCGTTTGATGGTGGCTCTGGGTCTAGTGCGGAGAATGGTGGTGCGAACGTCACGGCAACAGAGAATCATATTATCAATACTGGATTTACACAGATAAGCACGTTAGAAGTAGAGGGAACTTCAGTAACTGGAACAATAAGACCAACAACTGCTACTAGTGTATCTGGTGCTGAAACTTCATTTACTAAAACTAGTGCCACGAATGCGATTGGCATTGCGCTAAATGATAATACTGAATTTGATGATTGTTTCATGATTGCATCAGAGATAAATGAGACTAATGAGATGGGTGGCACTAAATCATATACAACTGATTTAACTTTAACAAGTGATAAACCTAATTTATCACCTGTTGTTGATTTGAAGAGAACGTCTTGGGTGTCAGTTGCTAATAGAATCAATAATATTGACTCAGCGTCTGATCTTGCATCGAATTTAACATTTGTGGCATCGACAGAGCCAGAGGGTGATAATAACGCTGCGATTTATATAACAAAGAAAGTTATATTAGAAAATCCAGCGTCTGCGATTAAGGTTCTTTTGACTGCTCATAGACCACCAACGTCTGACATAAAAGTTCTATTTAAAACATTGGGCGCTCAAGACTCAGTTGATTTTGATGATTTAGATTATGAGTTCTTCAACACCGATGGCAGTCCAGACTCATTCGTAAATCCATCTCTTGACCAAGATGATTTTCAAGAATATGTATTCAGTGCTGGTGTCACAGATGATGGTATCGGTGAGCCACTAGAGGAGTTCATCTCTTTTTCCATTAAGATTGTGATGCAAGGAACAAATATGTCTCAACCACCAAGAATTAAAGACCTACGAGCAATCGCATTGGCAACATAATGAGTGATAATTATAAAAAGGTTGAAGGTGAGGCAGATTTGGTGAGAGATATGAACTCCACTGCTATAATTAATCGTAATAAATCTGCTTATGATATGGCAAAGAGAAGGTCAGAGCAAGCCAAAAGAAAACTTATAGAAGAAGAGGAACAAAGAGACGCAATTAGAAACGCAACCAGAGAGATAAATACTTTGAAATGTGAGATGCATGAAATTAAAAATCTCTTACAACAATTAGTAGACAAATAATGGCCATACCAACAACAAAAGCAACATTTAAATCATATTGTCTAAGAAATCTTGGATTTGGTGTTATTGATATTAATGTTTCTGATGACCAAGTAGATGACCGTATAGATGAAGCATTACAATACTTCGCTCAATATCACTATGACGGTGTTGAGAGAATGTATTTGAAGCATTTGATTACTTCTGCCGATGTAACAAGAGCAAGGTCAAATGATACCGTAACTGCCACTGATAAACTTGATAGCACATTGACCGCTGATTGGTTAGAGGGAAAGAACTGGATTCCTGTACCAGATACAGTGGTGTCTGTTATTCAAGTGTTTCCATTTTCTGATACAATCGGAAACTCTAATATGTTTGACGTTCGTTATCAGTTACGACTAAATGACCTATATGATTTCTCTTCACAGTCTGTCATTCACTATGACATGACCATGAAACATCTAGATTTTTTAGAGCATGTTTTGGTTGGCGAAACACCGATTAGATTCAATCAACATCAAAATCGTTTATACATAGACGCTGATTGGGAAAATGATTTTGTCGCTGATGAGGACTTCATAATCATTGAATGCTATAGAAAACTTGACCCAACATCATATACAGACATCTTTGATGATATCTATTTGAAAAGATATGCCACTGCACTAATCAAAAGACAATGGGGTGCAAATCTTAGTAAGTTTTCTGGTGTTACTATGTTGGGTGGTGTTACCATGAATGGGGCGGAAATATTTCAACAAGCTCAAGAAGAAATCCTTAGACTAGAGGAACAGATTCAGTTGGCTTATGAGTTACCACTTGATTACATGATGGGATAACTCATGGCAGTCAATTCTATCTTTCACACTAGTAATGTCGCAGCCCTAGCAACAGAGCAAAATCTATATAGAGATTTGGTTGTTGAGTCAATTCAAATATATGGACATGATGTTTTTTACCTAGATCGAACACTCGTAAGCGAGGACACGATTCTTGGAGTAGATAATCTTGCAAAATTCAATACTCAAGCAAAGATTGAAATGTATATGGAAAATAGTGAGGCTGGTTTTGGCGGAGAGAAAGAACTCATAAGTCAGTTTGGTTTACAAAACTTGAGTGAAGCCACATTTGTGGTTGCGAAAAAAAGATTTCAAGACCTGACCAAACAGATTACGATAGAGTCTGGAACTGACACTCTCGGTGGTTCTATATTGCTAGAAGATGGAACTTTAGATAGTGGTACGGTGGAGGCTTCTGCGTCATTTGAAAGTGGGTATATTATTTCAGAAGCAACATCCACTGATGCTGATAGGCCTTTAGAGGGAGATTTGATTTATCATCCTATCCTATCAAAAATATTCCAGATAAACTTTGTAGACCATGATGAGCCTTATTTTCAGTTAGACAATAATCCAGTTTACAAGTTACGTTGTCGTCTCTTTGATTACAGTTCTGAAATCTTGGATACAGATATTTCTGATGTTGATGCGATTGAAGATAGTCTATCAGTTGATACCCTTGCGTTGCAGTTCACAATGGAACAAGACTCTGCCTCAATTGATGCACTATTCTTAGAGGATGAGATTGGTAGAATCGTTCATGAAAATGTTGATGACACAGATGGTGATGAGATAGTCGCTCTAGAAACTAGCGATATGACAACATCTGCCGGTGTCCTATTGGCAGAGACAGGAGAGTTCTTGCTACAGGAAGACTATATAGTGGGTGATGGAAGCACATCTGATGATGGTAATAAGGATACTTCAGCGCAGAATGAATTGTTTGAAGATGCTGATGATTCTGTGCTAGACTTTTCAGAGTCAAATCCATTTGGAGATGTAGGGAGTAGTTCATAATGTTAGGTCAACAGTTTTATCACGAAACAATACGAAAGATAATCGTTGCTTTTGGAACGACATTTAATAATGTCCAGTTAGTTCGTAAGGACAACTCTGGTAATATTACTCAGTCAATGAAAGTTCCTCTGGCTTATGGACCAAAAGAAAAGTTTTTAGTTCGTCTTAGGGCTGATGCTGATTTGTCAAGTAAGGTGGCCATAACACTACCACGAATAGGTTTTGAGATTCAAAATCTTGCTTATGATGGCACTAGAAAATTGAGTAGAGTTCAAAAGTTCAAGAAAGTTAATACAGGAAACAATACAAGAACACTTGATACTCAATTTATGCCTGTGCCATACAATTTAGATATTGTCTTGTACGTTTTGGCAAAACAATCAGATGACGCACTACAGATTGTAGAGCAAATTCTTCCATTTTTTCAACCAGATTACACAATCACGGTTAATGATATGGCAGATATGGGTATCAAACGAGATGTTCCTATTATCTTAAATAGTATTAGTTATGAGGATAATTATGAGGGAGATTTTGATCAAAGAAGAGCATTGATATACACAATGAATTTTACATGCAAGTTCTATCTGTATGGTCCCGTTACTTCTAGTAACATCATTAGAACTGTTCAAGCTGACCAGTTTGCTGACTTACCAGATAAATCTCCAAAGAGAGAACAGAGACTTACAGTTACACCTGACCCAATTACTGCTGATGCTGACGATGATTTTGGATTTAATGAAACAACATCATTCTTTACGGATGCAAAAACATTTAACCCAGTGACAGGTGAAGATGAGTAAAGAAATAGATAAAGCACTTGGTGTGGTAGAAAATTTTCCATTTAAAACTCCTGCACAAGAGTTAGTAGATTCTGGCCAGTGTCCAGTGAAAAAACCTATAGGTGAAATTGTAGGTCAACAAGATTTTGGTGACCTAAATGATGCGGAGAAAGATTATGAATATCAGCGACAAAACTTCTACAATTTGGTCGAAAGAGGAACGGATGCAGTGGAAGGCATTCTGGAACTCGCCAAAGAATCGGACCATCCACGAGCATACGAGGTTGCCGGAAACCTTATCAAACAGGTGGCTGAAGTCACTGAAAAACTTGGCGACCTTCAAGAGAAAATGAGAAAACTAAAAGAGGTGCCAAGTAACGCACCTAAAAATGTGACAAATGCGTTGTTTGTGGGTAGCACCGCTGAATTGCAGAAGATGTTGAAGGAAAAGTGATTTGTATGATACATGGTGCAAAACAAAACATAATTGCATAAATCATGATGAAATTTTGG